GGTATGTCATATATGACAGCTCGAACAGGAGCGTTTGCATATGCCCGTTACGGTTGGGAGACGTCTTTTCGTGCGGGCGCATCTACCCGTAATATTGCGTTCGGCCGTGGGGTAAGAGTTTCGAGCATATCTGCGAACCATAATGCTGAGCTGATTTATGAGTTGGGCGTTAGAGAGGCACAGGCTTGGGCATTTAAACAGTTTGAGGGGTCGCTTAGCTTGGAATGGATATTTAGCAGTCCATGGATTTTCAAAGCCGTGATGGGCAGCGTTGCGACGACGGGAACTTCGCCTCCGTATACTCATACGTACACGAAGACTAAGCTTCCTCCAAGTTTTGAGGTTGAGGTGGGGACACAGCTTAGCGGCGCATCTTTTGCTCGACTGTTTAGAGGATGCTTTGTGAATACTTTGACGCTTACTGCAAGCGTTAACGAGCTTTTGCGTGCGTCTCTTGAAGCTTATTATGCTATTGAGGCTTCAAGAACAGCCTACGGCACGGCGTTATACGATACTATGGAGCCTGCTACGTTTGTTTCGGCCACTCTTGAACTTCCTAACGGTACGGTTTTGGGTGAGGTTCAGAGCTTCGAGTTGACGATAAACAATAACGCTTTGCGGGTTTTTGGTCTCGGCTCTGCTTATGCGAATTCGGCTGTTTGGCAAAACTTTGATGCTACTGGCAGAATAAGCATAACCATGAAGGACGCAAGCTTTCTTGATATGCTTCGTGGCTCTGTTTCCAACGGCAAGTTCGTGGTAACAACTTCCTCTGGCACTGTCACGTTTAATTTTAGTGACCTCATCTTCGGCGAACATACCTTATCCATAGAACCCAACACTCTGATTGTTGAGGATGTTCCTGTTCTTATTCGTGACATTCCTTCGATAGTGGCTACCAATAATACGGGGACGCATCCATGATACGATGCAGTCGTTGCGGGCTGAATGAGGCCTATGTGTATTACTTGGACTCGGATGGGTCGCCGATAGGTATATGTAGTGGCTGTATCGGTAAAGAGGAGAGGGAAAGTGGTGCGGAGTGAAACCGTAGTAATTGGTTCAACTTCTTACACAGTTCATGAGCTTAAGTGGCGCGATCTTAGGGATGTTCTACGTGCAGCCGTCAAGGTCAGGGTTGTTGGTGGAGAGGCTGGCTCAGTTGAGTTCGACTTGGTCGGCTATATCGATGCTTTATTGCGTTCATGTGTCAGGCTTGCCGATGGAAGTGGCATAGATGTTGATTCTCTTTCTCGTTCTGAAGTCGAGCAGTTGGCTCAGAAAGCTCTTGAGCTGAATCCCTTTCCTGTCATCTTTGGCGGGTAGCCGCAACTTTGAGGAAGCTGAGGCCGAGATGATGCTTATGTTCAGTATGTTCGCGGGTTTGAGCAGAGGCGACCTGATGGATATGACGGTTTCCGAGATTCTGGCCGTTGGCAAGGTTTTGAAGAAACATGAAAATATGCTTAAAAGCATGTTTATGTTCAGGCAGTTGAGGGGGATTGCAAGTGTCCGTTAGACGTGGCGACTACCGCCTAACCATTCATCTTCAGATTTCTCCTGAGAGCATTCAACAGATGAAACGCCAGCTTGCAGGTGTTTTCCGAGGAGTCAAAATACCCGGTCTCGACCCTAAGGGCATAGAGAAGCTGGCGTCCAGAATAGACAAAGTAACGACGACGCTCTATATGATCTCTGGGCAGCTTTCTCGTATATCGCGTCAGGTTGGTCGTGCCGTTGGTTCTGCGCGTAGGGCAGTGTCTCGGGAGGCGGGCGAAGGCGGTCTTGACCTTACTTTGTCTGGGCTGTTTCGTGGGATTCGTTCATTTTTTGATAAAAAGTTTAATGTGTTGCTAATACTGTTGACGGGCATCTTATTTGGCATAAAACAGCTTGCAGACCTTGGTGCACGGTTTAGCGGATACTATCGCGCTTCCATGAAGCTTTTGGACGTGTTCGTCAATCTCTTGTTTAAGCCTGTGGCCGACGTCATAGGTGCTGTGCTGCTGCCGTTTCTCAAGCTTTTGCTTCCAGTTGCGATAGTATTGAACAGGATGTTTCAGCCTTTTGTCAAGTCCATCCTTAAGTTCGGGCAGGGAAATCCTTTGGCCTTTATATTGTCCTCGATATTGGGTGCTGTTGTGGGCGGGGTCTTAGCTCGTCTTCTGAGCCAACTCATAGGTCAGCTTGTGGGTCAGCTCATAGGTCGGCTTATTGGCGCTGGGATAGGTGCCGCGATTGGGAGTTTTGTTCCTGTGATAGGGACTATTGTGGGAGCCGTAGCGGGGGCGATTCTCGGCCCCGTTGTAGGAGCTGTCTTAACTGACCCCAAGAATTGGGAGGGCGTGCGTAAAGCCTTTGATGATTTTTCGAATTGGCAGCGCAACAATCTGCAGACTTTAGGTGAACAGGTTATAAATGGTTTTGGAGGATTTGCGAAATGGTTGGAAGACAATCTGCCGAAGACTGGTAGCGAGATTTACAACAAATTTACCGCTTTTGTGGACTTTTTGCGAGACAAGTTCAGCGACGTTTCTACACGTGTTGGGGAAGCTGTCGGCAACTTTATTGGCTGGATTTCCGAGAAGCTTGGCAACATAGGCGAGACTTTGGGTGGTGCTTGGAATAGCTTTGTCGGCTGGATTTCCGAGAAGCTCGGCAAAGTTGGTGAATTTCTTGGTGATGCTTGGAATACTTTCACGAAATGGGTAACCGATAATTTCGGCAAGATTGGAGTCGCAATCGGTGGTGTGTGGGGCGATTTTGTAGAGTGGATTAGAACTAATGTTGGCAGAGTATCTACTACGATTGGTAGTGCTTGGAATGCTTTTGTAGATTGGTTCAAGTCTCTTGGTGAAACCGTTACTAACGTGTTGAAGCGGGCTTGGGATGGGTTTGTAGAATTCTGGAAGAAGATTTATGATTGGTTGAGTGGCCTCTTTGGCGGTAAGCTTTTCGGAGGCTCTACATGGGCACTTCCTTCCACATTCTCTTTCGGTGGCAACGTTGTTTTTGCTCTTAGCGAGCTGTTCTCAGGTCTTTCGGGCGGGGCTGAGTATGCTTCCTCTACTTCGATAAACGTGAACATTTCTGGGCCCGTCTATGGTGTGAGCGATCTGCGGGACATTATTCGCGACGTTATCGAGACCTATGCTGGCCGGGTTTTGTATGATATGTGGAGGCGGGGGTCACGATGACACGTCTCATTATGGAGAACGTTGCACGGGGCAAGAAGTTCTGGCTCAAAAACAACCCCACCCTATCATATACGCGTTCTAATCCCGTTATCCAGATAACCGTGCCTGAGCAGGATGAGCCAGGTACAAACGTTGTGAAGGTTGAGGGAGTCGAGGGAAAGGTAAACGTTGTATGCACTCTTATGACCGAGCAGGCGGGGACAGACCTCAGCCTCGGCACAAACACGCCAGCCATAACAACTATTTGGCAGCAGCTCAATTATTTGTCCAACTTTGTCACAGCATCTATAAGCGAGACGCATAGGCTTACTCTTGACGATGGCGGAAGTCCTCCGCAGACACTGTTCCAGCGAACAGGCGTGTTTTCCAAGATTGTTTTCAGGATGGAGGCTGGTCGTGGGGAGCTTGCTACGCTTGAGGTAGATTTTGATGTGGGGGAGGTGATTTAGCTGTGCCAGCTTATGAGCTTTTGCTTAATGGAGCGTCTATTCCCTTTTACGAGTGCGTGGTCGAGAAGCAGGAGAAACGGGCGTTGGACAAGTGCCTTTTCAAAGTTAAGCGTAGTCAGTCTGTCTCTCTTGCGGCTGACGTGAAGTTTAGGAAGTCTGGCGCGACTCCTGTCTACTTGTTCGGCGGTAAGGTTGTTGAGGTGAATGAGGAGTATGATGGTAAGACATGCACGGCATTTAGTTACGCCAAGACCCTTGACGAGCAGCGAGTATTCCCGTCAAAGCTCTATACGAGCAAGTCTCCAGAATTTATTGCTCGGGACTTGATTGCATCGTATACGTCTCTTACATGGGCCAGCTCTTGGAGCAGTGGGGTTACGTTAAATGTTTACGAGGCAGTCGGTACCGTCGGCGAAAATATTCGTCGCTTGGCTCAGATGGCTGGGGCAGACTATTGGACGTTTGTAGATAGTGCTGGAGTGGCTAAGATAAAGTTTGAGCCAGCCTCGCTTACGAATCTTGGAGTTACGCTTAATCTTGGCGGCGTCTCTGGAAATGCTCGCAGGCTCGAGTATGAAAGCGGCGAAGTCGAGATAGTTAATGCTGCCGAGGTATATGGGAAGACGAACACGATAACACAAAGATACATTTGGAACTCTACTTATTCTGGATTTGGCTTAATTAACTTCGTTAATCCAGCACAGTCTGTTTACGTTCGTGTTCGTGGGGTAGACTTGGCTTCTGGGGCTGACTATGTCTATGAGCCACAGGTGCCGAGGATATTGTTTAACTCGAACATTAGCGGGACTCCTACTAATCCTGTCGATGTTGAGGTCGGGCAGAGTATCGACTCCACGCCTATGGTGTATGCGGAGAACACAGCATCTATTTCTTTATGGGGT